GCGCCTGCTCGACGACCTCCACCATCGCCCGGTCCAAGCGTCTGGCCAGGTTGGACTTCTTTCCCGTGGCACCACTGCCCGACGCGGACGCTACCGCTGCGACGATGTTCGGTTCGTCCTTCTTACGCTTAGCCACCTTAGTCCTCGGTGACCGTGGACGCCGTGGCCAGCCGCGGGGTAACGCCCGCCGTCACCACGATGTTCGGCGTGACCGTGCCGTAGTAGAGGATCTTCGAGGCACCGGACACGGCTACCCCGATGGTGAAGTGCGTCTCTGTTTCTCCTCCACCCGTGGCCGGGGGAAAGTCTACGTCCGACGTGGGGCTCATGGAGTTGGCGGTGACGGTGTGGCCACCCGCCGTCCTGGCAACCGTCACACGGACATAGCTCGTGTAGGCCGCCTCGTTGGTCGCCTGGTCACCGCCCTCACCAGGGTCGCTCGTCGCCAGACTCCAAAAGAGGTCCGTGAGCGGTGACACCGAAGCATTGTCGGCGATGTTGGCGATCGCTACCGCGTTGAAGATCAGTAGCAGAAAATCATTTTCGAACGTGTTGCCCTTGGACATCGCTCAGGCTCCTTGGTCAGTGCATCGTGGTCAGTTCGTCCATGCGCCTGGACGCTGCCGCGAGCACGGCGGGTCGTTGCAACCCAATGCCCTCGGCGGCGAAAATCTGCTCGGCGCCTGTATGTGTCTCGACGTAGGAGATGGCTTTCAGGAGCTCACGCTCGGGGCGGGCCCGGACCAACGCAACGAACTTTACAGGGACCACCACCTCCACGGACTGCGGGTTCAGAAGGTCCGCCTCCTCCCGAGAAGTCAGCTCAGGCATCGTCTACCGCCAGGTGGGTGATGCGCTTGAAGACGGCCTTCAGGACACCGGCACGATTCCCCTCGGCGGCCTCGGCAGCTGCCAGGGCCTCCAGGTCCTCGGGGGACCACGGTTCGTCGTCGTCCTCAATGTAGGCCTTGAGCTCGTCCACCGTGTACTCGGTGGGGTTCACCGGGCTCTCGTGGAGGTCGGGGTCGCCAGGTGGTACGGCGTCCGGACCGGGCTGGTCGTCGGTGCCCTGGTCACCCACGACCGCCTCGCCCTCCCCACCTTCTACTGCGGACGGGTCCGGCGGGGTATCCAGGGTCTGGTTCTCCTGGTCCACCGCGAGGGGCGGCCCTGTGACGGGGACGAACTTGTCCCGCAGCGCGTGGGCCACCTGGTCAGTAAATGCCCGCGTGCCGCCCTGCTCCAATGGGCGAAGTACCCCGGCCGGGTTTCGGACGAGGTACTTCGCGCCATCTCGCAGGCGATACAGCTTCGTGCTGTCCGCCATCTGTTTCTCCTGCTGTTAGGCCGGAACCTTGGTGAGCGCCTTAGCCCTAGCCGGTCATGTCGAAAAGGCCGGAGCGCTTCTCGACGTCACTGCGGATCAGGGGGACCTGGATCATGAACGCCTTGAACGCGACGGTCATGCCACCGTTGATGTCCCACTGGATGGTCTGCAAACCCTCGCCGTCTAGGAGCGCGGTCACATCCTGCGTGGCCTGCACCATGATGACGTGGTCGGTCGGCAGCTGGTCGGCGACCTGGACGTTCTGGACACCATCGACTTCCATGATGCGCTGCTTGATGGTCTTGTCCGAGTTGGCCTTGAAGTCGTCGTCCAACTTCGTGGCCGCGTCCGCCGGGGCATAGATCCAGTAGGGACCGTAGAACCGGTCGACGTGGAGGGCTGCCTTCATGGTGAGGACATCGTCCAGGATGTTCTCACCGGTCTTGGCAGTCTCGTCCCACGAACCGTTCGTACCGAACGCCGACGTGTTGCGATCCGGGTGCGTGATGTACCCGTAGATCGGCAGGTTGCCGAACGTGGCCGTGGTGCCCTGGAACAGAAGGGCCTCCAGACGCTCCGAGCACAACCGTGCAGCCACGCGGGCCTGCATGGTGTCCAAGGGCTCGCCCGTGGTCCGCGACGCAGCCAGCGTGCGGATGTTCAGGTCGAAGTCCTTGTGGATAACGGGCATCGGAATTTGGCCCGGGACGAACTCCACCCGGTCCTTCTTGCTCCGGACGTTCGGGTCCAGGCTGAGGATGGCCGGCTCCATGTCGGTGGCCTTCTCGTACTGCACCACCGTCTTGCCCATCGCGTTCGGGACCGGGATGGTGAGGCCCGCCCCCATGATGTCCGCGATACCCCGCAGACGGATCTGCCCTTCCTCGATCAGCACGTTGTCGAAGTGGATCCACTCCTCGTGCCGGAGAGTGTCCAAGGTGCGAAGCTCGGCGGGCGTAATGGGGCGCCCCTCGTTCAACGCAGCCAGGAAACGCTCCCCCGCCCAGCGACCCGATGCGCTGTCGTAGAAGGTCTGGCCATTGTCAATTCCCTGCATGTCCTGTTTCTCCTTCTGCTTTTGCCTCGGGTCTTCCCACCGCCCCCGAGTGTCGTTTGATCCGGTGACCCTGGTCTACAGGACCTCGGCCTGGACGAAGGCGTCACCCCCGGAAGCGTCCACGGTGTTGACCGCGAAGTACTTAGGGTTCGTGGTGCCCGCAGCCATCATGCCGTCGGCCGCTGCCTCCATGAGGTCACCAGCAGTGACGCTCTCGCCACTGGCCAGCCACCCGGTGAACTGATCGCCGGTGCCGAACGCACCGACCTTGACCTGCTCGCCGACGGCATAGGTGGCGTCCAGCGCGGACGTCTCCTGCCCCACCGACTGGTCAATGCCACGGCCCAGTTCGCTGCGCTCCAACGCCACGCGCCGACCGGCCGCATCCGACACCGCGCCTTGAAGCGCGATGGTGGCGTACCCCGTGACCAGGCGACCGGGCTCCAGCGCCACACCTGCGACGCCCGTCTCGGTAACCTCCGGGTTGCCCTTGAGGGTGATGACTCGTTCCGGCATCTGTCTTGCTCCTTCTTCTCGTTGTCAGATTGTTGACAGGTTTGCCCGGTGGCCTAGCTGGCCTTCCGCGCCTTCACGGCCTCCAAGAGACTCGGGGGCTTCGGGGCCACCTTGGGCGTCCCTTCCACCCGGTTCGCCACACCTCGCGCGCCATAGTTGATGGCTGTGATCGGCGTGTCGGTACCGGCCGGGGTCGTCAACTGCGACAACTGCCGGAGCTCGGGGAGGTCCTTGTCCTGAAGCTGTGCCACGCTGAACACGTCCTGGACCTTGGACAACGAAGTGACGAGGGCATCGTGCTCCGCCTTCTCGTCCGCCTCCATCTCGGCGAACCGCCGGCGCATGTGCGCGGGGGCGGACGCCAGTACCTCGTCCCAGGTCGGGGGCTTGGCTGCGGACAGCTCGGTGGTGTCGCCGGCATCGCCGTCGCCATCCACGTCCTTGTCCTTGTCCTCGGTGCCGTCTCCCTGGTCACCGGTGTCGGTGTCCCCGGTGTCGGTGTCCCCGGTGTCCCCGGTGTCGGTGTCCCCGGTGTCTCCGGTACCCTCGGCCTCGGCGTAAGCTGCCTCGAGGGCGGCCAGGCGGTCTTCGGGGATGCCTGCCATCCACACGGCGTCCGCCTCGGTGTACGGCGTGCCGGTGTTGGCGATGAGTGCCTTGATACGCTCATCCATCTCGGTGTCTCCTTCTTCTTGGCTGGTGCCGGTGGCAGCGTCGCAGTCACAGGACGCGCTTGCCGTGGTTGCTCCGACGGGTTCGAACCTTGTCACGGGTGCAACCTCTTCCCGGTCGCTGAACGTGACCTCGCCGGAATCGGCGATCGTGAATGCCTGGGAGAACCAGGCGACAACTTCCTCGGGGGCAACTGCGAAGACCACGCTTGAGCTTTCGGTGAAGACAGCTTCCACACCCAGGAACCCGGGTTCGGTGGCGCGCAGTGCCGCGTCTAGTACCTGGCGAAGGTCGACGTCTGACATGCCTTCTTCGCCCTGTAGACTCACGAACCTACCAAGCTCCTTGAACCGCTCGCGTAGGGTCTTCAGGATCGTCATGGGCACCTCGTTGGTATGACCCTCCATGACGCCTGGTGACGGGAGTGTGCCATTGTCCGTCCCCGTATGCAATAGCGTCTCGGTGGGTTGGTCGTAGGAATAGAAGACGGTCTTGGCCGAGGCTGCGCGGGGTACACCACAGCCCATCTCGTTGGAGCAGGCGCCTTCCACCGTCTCCGGGAGTAGCGCCAGGTGGTCGGGGAAGGCCCGCAGCCATGAGCGACCGTACGCCTTGCCCTTGAACGTCCCCGCCTTCGCCAGGTACTCGACGAACGCCCCCACAGACACCTCTTGCATCTCGCCTGCGAGGATCCGTTCCACCGAACGCTGCGCATGCCCACCCAGTTCCATTGCCCGCAGCGGGTCCAGCCACACCTCCGCTATCAGGCGGTCCTCGTCGACGTGCGCGTTGAACACCTGGCCGAACGCCATCGTCTCCATGATGCCCGGCATACCTGCGGACTCGGGAGGGTGGTCCCATAGGACCGGCTCGTTGTTCCACGCCCCCGGGCTACGGGCGAAGGACTCCAGGGTGACCAGCTCCGGCATGGGGGAGTTGGACGGCCAGATGACACCTACCTTCAACATGACCACCGGGGCAACGATGTGCTCCCGACCCTGGAACTGCGCCATGCGGATCTCTGCGGTGTTCGCCTGGACACCCAGGCGTAGGTGCCGCAGTACACGTTCAGTCATCGGCGTCTCCCTTGAGTACTGCCCGCATGTTCGAACCGGAGTAGGTGATCTGCGCCTGCTTCAACCAGGCCACGGGTTCGGTCTCGGGGTCAATGGCGTCGGGGAAACCCACCGGGGACTCGAGCGCCCACACCACGGACGCCTCGGCCACCAGTACCCCGTCCACCAGGGCGATGGTCCCGAGCGGTAGGGCTGGCCCACCGATCGGTGTCTCTATGAATTGTAGTTCCATACGTCACACACCTTAGCGTACGTCCAGGAACTCCGACATGAGGCCCCAGAAATTCCCGTCTTCGTTGATGAGTTCAAACCGGATGTCTGCTGCCCGCTGTATCGCATCCGCCTTCTGCTGTGCTGACAGGTTGGACTTGCCAATGAGCTCGAAGAACTTGGGGTCCTCCAACCGGGCCACCCACTTCGCCGTCTGGTCCTTGCTCATCCAGCGACCCTGGATCCACTTGAACGCCTCCTCCTGGACGGTCGGGTCGCGCAGCTTCTCAAACGCGAAGTTGGGGACGAAGGACAGCCCGTTGTCGATGGCGACCAGGCGTACCGTCCCATCGGCTGCACGTTGGAGCATGAGGTTGCCCCCGTGCCGGTCCACGTTGCCGATCACCATGTCGTACACGGTGAGGTCCAACCACTGCTCGGCGGTGACCTCGTTCACTATCGGGGTGCCCCGTACCGTGGCGTATGTCTTGGCGTTCTTCACGCCCTCCTGGATGGACCCGACGATGTCGTCCACCGTCCGGTGAACCGTGGTCGGGACCAGGTTGGTCCCCCACAGCTGGTCAATGTCGGAGGCTAGGACTTCACGCTCGCCCCAGGACGCTGCCCCTCCCGTGGTCTGCTGGTGGAAGAAGACGATGTCCGGGTCCACCGACTCGCCCGGTCCAACCTGCCCCGGGTTGTTCGGCTTCCAGTACCCTGCGACCTCGTCACCCTGGTCGTCCAGGACACGCAGTATGCGCACGTCGTTGATGGACCCCTCCAGTCGGTCGGAGGGTCCGCCCTTCAGTTGCCCGGAGGACAGCGCGCGACGTCGTGCCTCGAGGGGCGTCTCTGCCGGGCGGGTCGTCCTGTCCTTCTTGGCCTTCTTGGGACGCGCCAGACCCTGGGCGCAGCGGCACCTGGGATGGGCGGGCGGGCTCATGACCGGTCCGAACCGTCCCGTGTTGAACGGCTTGTCCAGTTCCCGTTGCTGTCCGATCATCCCACGGCATACCGGACAGAGGTCGTCGTCCGGAGTGATGATCCACTCCTTGACCAGGTGTGCCGGGAGGGCCCCAGCCTTCCGTGCCTGCAACCAGAGCTGACGTTGCCCCTCGTTGGCTGCTGCCAGTGTCTCGGTGCGGGCGATGGTGAGCGCCCTGGACCGGAGCAACCTCTTGCCGTACCGCTTGGTCGCTGCCTGGATCTGGACCGTGTTGTACCCACCCTGCGGGACCTTGGCACCGAACTGCTTGCCGAACCTGCGGACCACGCCACGCTGCCGACCCTTCATCTCCCTGGCGAGGTTGCGTACCGCCCTCTCCTGGAACCTGGTCAGACCGATCTGGTCCCGGATGGCGCGTGCCGCCTTGGCAGGTGGGACACCGTCCACGAACGCCTGGGAGATCAGTTCCCGGATGGCACGCCGGGTCTCGTTGCTGATCTGGACGATCTGCCTGCTGCCGAAGTCGTTGGCCCACGCCACGCTCTCGGGGTTGGTGACCAAGAAGTCCGGGGACAGGGCGAACCCCGGGAGGTCCCCGCTCGGTGGGATGAACACCGAGGACACACCACCCTCGGCTGACGCCACCGGTGCCAGGACGTCGACCGGTCCGTCACCTATGACCGACTCCTGGTCGATGGGATCGTCGGGGAGGAACCCACCCTGCCGACGGTAGAACCTCGCGCTCGCAAAGGCGCCCGCCTCCAGGGTGGCCAGGAGGACCGCAGGTAGTTCCTCGGCCATGATGCGGTCCGCCTCGTCCGCCCCGGCAAACACCTTCCCCAGTACCACCCCACCGCCTGCCTCCACCGAGTCGGCGATGGCATTGAGGTCGGACCCCGCCTGGGCCGCCAGCAGAGCCTTCAGGACGATACGCTCAATGACGGGGACGTTGGCGTCGGCTGCGCGGTGTAGCGCGCGCCACTCTGGTTCGGTTGCTATGGCCACGGTCTACTCCGTGAGACTCGGGTCGTCGCCTTCTTCCGGGGGCGTGTCCTCGTCCTCCACGTCCTCGGGTGTGTTGTCATCAATCATCTGGTCCGCGTCTTCGTCGGTCACTTCTTCCAGGGGCGGCAGGTTCAGGACCCGCGTGCGGATCTCGTCCTCGGTGACAACGGTCGCCCCGAACTCCCGGTTGATACCAGCCCATGCCTTGCCAACCTCGGCTGCCTCCACGTCGTTCAGGGCCTCGATGTCCGGCCAGCGTACCTCGTACATGTCCTCGGTTGCCGGGGGTAGGGCCTTGTGGTCGATCATCCTATCGATGAACTGCCGCACCACCTGGGGCTCGGCGAACTGTGTCCGCCTGGTCGTAATGACGTTGTCCCAGTTGTCCTTATCCTTGCTCGCCGCCAGGACGCCCTGCTCCGAACCCATGAGGATACGCTTCGGGGTATCGGACCCCACGGCAACCAGGGTCATGAGGGTGTCCACCGGTCCCTTGATGTCCGCCACCGACATGGCCAGCTGGTTGACCTCCAGGCCCCGACCTGCCACGTACCGCCGCATGTTGTTGACCAGCTCGTCCATCTGGGACTTCAGGTCCGCCTTATCGTCCGGGGTGATCTTCAGGTCCTTGTCGATGGACACGATGGTCGGAGGGTTGGCCCGGACCCAGAACGCCTCCGCCCCACCGCCTGCGACCTTGTCGATGTCGTCAATGCGGTTCCACACCCTGCGCAGTCTGGGCTGCCCCAGGATGTCGTCGTCCAGGAGGTTGTCCGCGATGTGGATGACCCGCGTCCAGTGCACCATCGCCGACTTACTGGACCGCCCCGACCCGGTGGTCTTGGCACCGATCCTCTGGAACTCGTACAGCACGGGCAGTCCGAACCTCGCGTCCTCCAGGTCGCCCTCGGTCTGCTTCACGGTGATGTCCCGTTGGCTGAACGGTTGGAGGAACACCACCTGCTCGGCGGTCACCGTGCCGAGCTCCTGGTCCAGTTCGCCAGGTGCCCCGATCAGCAGGCAACTGAACTGGCCCAGTCCCGCCAGGATGTCCGCGCGCTGGAACCGGGACACCACGTCCAACCGGATGGCCATCTCCTTCCACGCCTTCTCCAGGGCTGTCTCCACGTCCGGCTGCTGGTCGTCTACGATCTCGAAGCCGTCGGACCAGGTGGACCGGGGCTTGGCATCCACCACCCTGCCGGCCACCTCACCCCGGTCGTACCGGGTGCGGTAGTCCTCGGGTGTGAGCTCACGCTTGTAACCGAGTGCCTTGTATAGGTCCCGCTCGCCCCCGTAGGATATGCCTGCTGCGTTGGCCAGGCCGATCCGGTTGGCGAGGGCGCTGGCCAGACTCCTGAATCCCCATCCGTCTCCGCTTACTTTGTCAGTCATGGTGTCCCTGTTTTTACCATAGCATCAGGCCCTCGGCACCGGGCTCCTCGTCAATGATCGCGTTGAATGCACAGCTGCTGCCGTCCACCTGGTCGTCATGCTCCCCCGTTGGGAACACCGCCAACTCGTCCAGGTACCTGCGGTTCCACAGTCCGGCCACCAGCTTCACGTTGCGCGCCTCTGCCTGACCTCGGAGTGGTCGGGCTCGTCCCACCTTGTCCGCCTTGTTGACAATGACCTCGGCGTAGTCGAACCCCCGCAGTAGGCGTGCCCGCGCCCTGGTCACGGCCTTGCCGCTGGACCCACCCTCCCGCTCCTCGCGTTGCAGGACAGACCGGCCGTCCAGCTTGGCGGTCTGCTTCATTAGGCGGTTCACCCCGTCCTCGGACAGCTGGTCGTACACCACGTCCTCGACGTAGAAGGTCCCCTCGCGTGTCATGGAGATAAGGACGCCCGCGGTCCAGTCGGCGTCCGGGTTCTCCCATGCCTCGGTGCCGGCGATGTCCCAGCCCCGCACCCTGATAAGGACGTCCTTCGGTGCGTGCTCCACGATCTCGAACCAGTCCCGCTTGAACAGGCCACCACCCTCGGGGGCCGGTCTCTGTTGCAGCTGTCCGGCCGCACCGTAGGGACCGAGGACCAGGGTCAGCTTGCGGACCTTCTTGTGGGTGAACAGGTCCGGCCACAGTAGTTCGCCAGGTTCGGTCCTGGGGTCCAGCGGGTCCGGTTGCCAGTCGGGGTCCGACTCGCGCGAAGTCTCGTATTGCATGGGCAGGCACAGGTGGACCCACTCCCCATTCTCGTCCTGGTCCATGAGGTACCCGGTGAGGTCCTTCTCGTGGAGGCGCTGCATGATGATGACGGTTGCCACGTCCCGGGCCACGCCTCTGGTGGACAGTGTCTGGGTGTACCAGTCGTTCGCCCGCTTGCGGTACTTGTCGGACCTGGCCTGGTCTGCCGAGGTCGGGTCGTCAATGATGATGACGTCCGGGTGCTCCCCGGTACCACGCCCACCGACGGACGTGGCGATGGCCCAGCCCTTACCTTCGGTTTCGAACTTCTCCTTGCGGTTGGTCTCACCCCTGAACCGGACACCGAACAGGCTCTGGTACCAAGCCGACTGAACGATGTCCCGGACCTTGACGTTGTCCCGGTTCGCCAGGTCCTGACCGTAGCTCGCCTTCAGGTACCGCCTGCTGTCGTCCGAGGCCCACTCCCACGCCGGCCACATGACCGACACCAGCAGGGACTTCATGCACCCGGGCGGCACGTTGATGATGAGGTTCTTAATCTCCCCACGGGTCACCGCTTCGAGCTGCTCGCAGATTAGGCGGATGTGCCAGTTGTCCACGAATGACTGGGTCGGTTCCACGATGGGCCAGACCGCCTTCACGAACTCGTAGAGCTCCACCTTGGCAAGCTTGCCCTGGACCAGGGACAGCTCGTGGTGGAACTCGGTTCGGGTCATGGTGGCTTGTGCCGGCATGTCGGTAGGGTACACCTTGGAAGGACAGCAATGGCAACGGGGACCGTCCCAGTACCGGACAGAGCCGTTCGAGCAGTCGATACCGTCTCGACGCCTCGACCTCTCAATGTGCCGACCCCAGGCGTCCACGTACCGCCCTGATACTGTCACCCTGGCGGGGTCAGAATACGTGCTGCTAGCCCACGATCCCGGGATGATTATGGAGGGCACAATCACCAGTCGAGACGGCTCGAGCCCTCAAGAATGCAGGGAACCCGAAAGTGCCTTCCCGACGGTTCCACGTAGGGGTGGCTACCTGCCGTTGTCGAGGGGTCACGACGGTGCTGCCTACCCCATGATCCTTAGATGATTATGGAGGGCAGTCGCCGGGGTCGAGACGTCGAGCCCGCCTCGACGTCTCTAGCGCCTCTAGCGGTGTCCGGTCTTGGGAATTTCGGGGTGGCTCGATAGGTTCGAGGCGTCGCCTCCGCCTCGACGCCTCGACCGCCTCTAGTGGGGGTGGAACAGGTGTCCGGAACCGGCCAGAGTCCTAGAGGCCGCCTCGGCGCCTCGAACACCTCGAG